ATTGAAGTCATAGCGTGAGTGATTACGAGGTCTGGAGCGATTAAGTTAGGAAGTGCTACTGTAACGAGGTTGAGACAGAATTTCTTGTAGAGACCCATGTCTGCTCTTTGTGTACCAACGGAATTATCAAATGCTTCGTTGAGGAATGCATTTGTGTTCTTTAAGCACTGTGCAATAACGATTTTCTTGTTGTTGTCAAGTGTTTCACCTTCGTGAGCCTTGCCATAAACTTTTTCAGAAACATTAAGTCTCTTTGAATAAGCTTCTAAAAGATTCATTTTTATTTTCCTTCTAAATTATTTTCTACCTGCTAGATACAATAAATCTTCATCAATTTCATCATCAAATCCACTAACAGGTAAAATGGACTCGTTCTTTGATGAAGTTCCCTTAATCTTAACATTCTCATTAATTGATTTCTTTGCTAAAGCGTTAAAAGGAAGTCTGCTCATATTTAAATTATAGGATTGTAAATCTTCACAAACTTTATCAATATCTTCGAATGAGTAGGACTCAGGGAGTCGATTTTTAACTTCGTTTACTGAAGAACCTAATCTTACAGCTTGAAGCTCTATATATTTATCTACCGCTGTTGCAGTAGCTTTCTTATACTTTTCAACGAGCTTCTTTGCTTTTTCAAGCTTTTGTGCAGATTCTGTTTTCTGTAAATCTTTGTCTTTCTGAAGTTGAGCAATACTTTCGTTTAATGAAGTTTTCTCAAGATTGAACTGTTCTTTGAGTTTCTTATTAACTTTTAAAGCCTTCTTGTACTGTTCCTGAGATTCTGCTAATGCATCTTTCGATGTCTTTGCGTCTTCTTGTGCAGCACTTAAAGATTCTTTAAGAGTTGCAATAGACTCATTCAGTTTAGAAACTTCAGAAGACTTGTTTGAAATGTTCTCTCTTAAAGCTTGCGCTTTTTGAGAACTATCATTAATTCTCTCATTTGCTTCAGTTAATTGTTTCTTTAAATTAACTTCAACTTCACTTGATTCGTCAATTCTTTGTTCAAGTTTTGAAACCTTTACTTGTAAAGCTTTTGCCTCTCTAGCACTTTCAGCTAATGTCTTGACAGTGTTTTTATACTTCTCTGCCTCTTCTTCAATCTTTGCTTCTTTAGCATAGCTAACTGATAACTTTTCCTGAAGCTCAATTACCTGCTGTTCTAGGCTTGCATTAACTTTTAACAATTCTTGAAGTTGTTCTACAATGGCTTCGTTATTTTCGACTGCCACGCTCTCTTCAAGCGCTTCTTCCTGATTATTTATATCAAGACTTTCGTCTTTAATATCATCATTAACTTCTAATTCTGCTTCTTCACGATTTGTGATTGTGTTTCCGTTTTGTCTTTGTGTGGCTCCATCGGAATATCTACTATCACCGCCATGAGTGCGTTTGAAGTTTTTAATATTTTTAATAAGTTCTGCTTGATTATTACCAGTGATTAAAATTTTATCACCTGTTTTATTGTCGATTAATTCTTGTTGGAATTGCATTGCTTCTTCTAACTCTTCATCAACATTTTCTTCACCAGCAACATCCATAGCTGCCATTTTAATTGAATTCTTTTCATCTTCAGAAAGAACTTCTTCTGTCATTTCTAATTCTGCATCATCTTCAATTTCTTCAACAGCTTCTTCTGTGAGGTTGATATGTAAGTTATTTAATGTTTCTTCCATAACTTTTCTATCAGCATCATTTGCGTTGTCAAGTGACTCTTGTAATTTTTCACGCAGTGTTTTATTATATCTTGATTTGTCTAATGACTCTGAAACATATTGCATTCTTGCTTCTTTAACAGCAGGAATTAATACTGCATCCCAACATTCACATGAATATGTATCTGGGTCAACTGCTTCATTCCCTTCATAGTCAGTGATTAAATCACCTTCTCCTCTTGAGGAAATACCAATATTGCAGCCATAATCACAAAGTGATTTTAAAATTCTACCATTAGGTGTGTCAAGAATATCGAATACTGCCATAAGCTTACCATCACTTCTCTTAGTTGGTTGCTCAGCTAAGCAAATAGCAATCTTCTCCATATCTGTTTCAGTTCTATCAGCTGGATGACCTAATTCACCAAAGCAACAATGGTTGGCAATTTTCTCCTTCATTATAGGGTCATTGAAAACATTCTCCCATAACTTAGAAGAATATTTTCTACCGTTTCTAGTCGGATGAATAAAATCTGCGGCTACGCCAACAAGTCTGCCTAATATGCCACGTTGTTTTTGTTCTTCAGGACTTAACTTCTGATATTCAAATTCTTCGTTTGCTTTAGATTCTTTTAACATGTGTGTCTATTCCTTAATAGTCGTAACTACTATCAATTCTCTTTTTTCTGTTTAATTTTCTTTCTCTCTTTTGTGCGGCTTCTGATTTTAATCTTCTCTTAAGTGAAGGAGCAATATAATATTCTCTCTTTCTGTACTCATCAAGTACACCCTCATTCATAACCGCCTTCTTAAATCTCTTTAATAAAGCTTCAATATCTTCGTTTTCTTTTCTTACAACTTTTGCCATTAAAAATCACCTTCTTTTCTATAATATGGCATGTTATCTCACTTACTTAATTTAGCAGTAGTATTTTTGCATTTTGCACGTATTTTGATATCAAAATCCTGGATTTCCCAGAAAAACCACTATTTTTCCTGGGAAAAGTACTCACAAACCTTGATATCTGCCTTGATAATTCGCATTAATTTAAGGCAATTGGTAATATCGTATGTTGTAAAGTAGTTTTTTAGTACGGCTGCTATTTCATCTGCTCTGGAGTGCCTCAAGAACATAGCCTTGTCATCCACTCCTTTAGAGAATATTAATATCTGCGTTAATAAGGCAGATAATGTGGTTAATACCTCTGTTGAGTCATTTATCTCCTTAACGATATTGATATATAATTTTGACTTTTTATCGTTATAGGATTTGCGTATTTTTGTATAAAATTTAGTTAAATCTAACTCACGCTTATCATTGATAAACTTGATTAGTTCTACTGATGGAGTGTCCATAGACAACAATTCCTTTATTTTGTCAGCAGAACCAATCTCTGTTAGAAGTAACATACAATCTTGTTTAGTTATCATCTAAATATCCTCCCTGTATGTACAGGCTAAAATCGTTTATCTTTTATACGTTTTCTGTGAAATCCATACCTAAGTCTGATGGACTTGGAAGGTCTCCACTATTATCGCTGGAGTCTGATGATGGCTCATCACTGAAATCACCACCTAAATCTATATCTCCACCGCCACTAAAATCGGCGCTTCCACCAACAGTCCCTGTCATTCCACCTGTATCTTCAGGCTCTACAACATCTCCGTTTTCATCGAATATTACACCTTGGTCTTTAAGGTCTTCATATTTATCGATTTCTTCTTGGAGAATATCACTTACTGTTGGGTCTGATACTGCATCATCAAGAAGTGCTCTTAATATTCTTAATCTCTGTTCAATATCTTTAACATCCGATGCTACTAATTGCATAATATCATTTGTTAATTGAACTTTAGCTGAGATTGCGTCTTGTCTATCAATTTCTTCTCTTGTTGTAGGTGGGACCATATGTAATTGGAATTTGTTAACATATGATGTTAGACCTTTATCAATAAGCATTAAATTGATAGCATCTGTTAATGCTTGAACTAATGTATTTTGAACACGCTTGATTGTCTTAGCATATCTTGATGAAATAATACTTAATGATGTACCGCCATCAAATCCTGCGGAGTCATCTGTAAATCCGAAATATTGCTTTGGAACTTTTAATGCCCCAAATAATTTATTCTTGAAATAATCAATATCATCGAGTCCAGAAACATTTACATCTCCACCAATCTGTTGAGTAGAAATACTACCAATTTGATTATGTGTTGGAACATAAATATTATTTTCAATTGGACCAGGATTTGTATATTCACTCAAACCTTCACCAACATTTAATGCTGATTTTTGTTCCATTAAGGATTTTATTCCTTGAAGATGTGGTCCAATCTGTTCTTTTGGCATATCACCAACTTCTACACCTACAACTCTTACGATGGATGATTTTGTTACTCTGTTTAATAACATTGAGTATTCAAGTAACATTAATTCACGCCAAATCTTATAAGCGCTGTAAAGTAATGATTGACCTCTTCTTACTGTATAACTTAAAGCATTCTTACCAGCTTCGTAATCATTATCATTTAAGAAAATATCTACTTGTTCTGGTGTTCTTGAACTATTATCTTCAAGTGCTGCATGTACAAATTCTGTGGCTTCAAATAAGTTTACATCCTTCTTCTTAAATGAATAGGAGTATCTATTATTATACTGAAGTGCATCGTTTGTTTTCTTTAAACTTACAGTAATTGGGGACTGAATATAAGCATAAGTTTTACCAAGCTTTGTAAGTTCGTAAACTTCAGCAGGGTTTGGAACAGATTCGATATAATGCACATATCTATCGTTTTGAGAAAATACTTTAACTATTACATCTTCATTTAATATGCTTGTTGAATTTGAGTCTTTATTTGTAAACTCCTCATCTAAATCATCTAAATGTTCAGCCTCTTCTCTTGAAATCTCTGCTGTATTTAATGGACCATCTGCTATATTCTGGCTCATTATTCTTGCTAAATCTTCATTGATTTTTTGGAATCTTTGATGTTTATCTTTACCTTCTTCAGTGTCATCATCAAATAATTTATCATTATATTCTGACTCTCTGTATAATCTAAGGTATAAGTCTCCATACTTAATTAATGAATACACCCAACCATAAACATTCTTATCAACATTCATGGTGTCCATTAAATAAGATACATATTTAGCAATACTATCATCGTCAGCAGTAGCCCAAACAATACGACCATCCATATTAGTTTCTGTAGCATCTTCTGCATAAGTTTCTAATACGGCTGCAATTGTTGAGTCCTCTGACATCGTATCTATTAAACTGTAAATCTGGTCTCTTGTCTGAGATATTTGAGTAAATGATTCTAACTTACCAACATCAAGAGAATTTTTTTGTGCTGCTGCTATTAATGTATCATAGAATTCTTTATCTACATCAATACCTAATTTAGGCTGTGGAGCAGGTTTTGGATTTATCTTTCTTTTGTATAAATCGTCATTTCTCTGAATAGGTGATTGCTCACCAGTCTGTGTAATATTAGAATTGTTTGCCTCTGTTATTTTCTTTTTTGGCATCTAATTCACCTCTTGCCATTATAATTGACAAATTCTTCTGGGTAACCCCCATATATATTTTAGCATATATTTTATATACTTTTTTAGGTAATTTTTGATAGGCTTGTATACAGAAATTAGAATATGATTATACCTTGTGGCAAATAGGATGTATCTAATCTTTGTGCTCTACCCATCCCGAAATTCATAAACTGAGATTCATCATCTTTTGTTTGCTGTATGCCGAACCCGTATAATGGGTCATTAATAACCTTTTTAAGCTCATCCTCTAAGTCTGCAGTAAATTGTTGTTGTGAGTATTCTGCACCAGACATACTTGCGGATATAGTTGCATTAAGCTCTTCACCATATTCGAAAGCATACTCATCTGCATGTTGTGAAGCATTCCATAAACCTCCGCACACTGCGTCGATTGCGTCTTTACTTCCTTTTGTACCACTATCAGGGTGGTTAATATGACCATCAGCTTGTCTTTCTAGACCTAAAACTTCCTCTGTTAAGAAATCACAATTTTTATAAACATTTAATCGTCTATCATAAATTGTTGATTTTAAGTATGCATATGGTAAACACTGTTTTGTTTCATTGTCCAATCTATCTACTGAAATTGTTGAAACATTGAAACCATCAGCAATTAATTGTTGTTGGATTTGAGCTGATTGATAAGTATCGGAGCTAATGCCTTTAATACTAAAACCTTGCTCTCTTAACCATCTAATGAATATTCTATGCTTATCAAAGGATATTTCGTAATTCTTCGGTGCTTTAATACTAACATGGAAAGCAACTTGGAAGAATAATTCCCTTGATGCGGACTCGCCTTCGATTTTTGGTTTTTTACCAGTAATCCAAACGCCAGCTATACCAGTTTTATCTCCAGTCTTTGACATATCCAAATGTATATACATTGGTCTACTCATTAAATTGACTGGTACTTTTGTTACATCAAAAAAGTCACTATATTGAGCGTGGTCGTCTTTTGCGTTACCAACTTCTATAATTTCTTTTGTAAATGGATTTTCATAATTATCTATTTTTATTTCATTCCATCTAACACCAGAAATATATTTTAAACTTGATGCTGTTGCAATACCTGCAATATCAGTTAATGCACCATCTATATTATCTTGGAAGTTTTCATAATACCCAATAGGAACTTCCAACATTTGATAGCCTTTTGCTCTATATTCGTCAACAACTTCTTTTGATGCATCTTTTGGTAATAACTCATTTGAAAGAAATTTATTACCTATTGCAACATAGAAATGAATTGGACTATCTTTTCTGCTATCAACTACCCATTGAGGCTCGTCAACTATTAAAGTGTTTTTTGACTCATTCTTTCTTTTAGTCTCTATATAACTATCAAGGAAAGATTGGTCGCTATTCTTTGATGAAGCAATGATATTTAATGTTGGAAGATATGTCCCACGCATAAATCTTGACTTCATACGAGCGTCAATTTGTGATATTAATTGTTTTTGTTTCTT